ATAACTCCATCAGATGTAATAGGTTTAACTGGATTACAAGCTACTTTTGTTGATCCTACGATTGGAATACAAGCTTTTGCAAATGTTGATACGGGATCAAATGGGTCTTACAGCAATGTTGACACTGGCTCAAATTCATCATATAGTGATGCCTCAACAGGATCGAATTCATCGTATTCTAATGTTGCAACTGGATCAAATACAAGTTATAGTGACGCTGCATAGGAGATAAAAATTATGGCATCTACATTTTCATCTGATTTAAAATTAGAGCTTATGGCTACTGGTGAAAACGCCGGTACGTGGGGAACAAAAACAAATACAAATTTAAACTTAGTACAACAAGCAGTTGCAGGTTATGAGGAAATAAGTGCAGCATCATCTGATGTTACTCTTGCCATGTCCGATGCAACAATTTCAAACGCAAGAAATGCTACAATAAAATTAACAGGTACGTTGGCAGCTAATAGAACGGTTACTTGTCCAGATAGTATTGAAAAAGTATATAATATCATAGATGGCACAGATCACGCAGGATATACTTTAACTTTTAAAACTGCTTCTGGCACAGGTGTATTATTGTGTGAAGGAAATTGTTATGTTTTATACGCAGATGGAACGAATGTAGTAAAAGCAAATGAATATAGAAAATGGAGAACTGTTACAGCTGCTGAAACTGTTCAAGCAGGAGCAAAACTATTTGTAGATACAAATAGTGGTGCTGTTACAATTACACTACCCGCATCACCTGCAGTTGGTGATGAAGTTCATTTTGTAGACTCAAGATATACGTTTGATTCAAATGCATTAACTGTTGGTAGAAATAGTTCTAAAATAGCCAATGCATCATCGGATTTAGTGGTTAATACTGAAGGTGCAGCTTTTGGACTAGTTTACTCTGGTTCAAACGTAGGATGGACTTTTACGGATAAATAATATGTCAAATTACGAAGCCACTAAATACAATTTTAATGGAAGTGATCTTACAGGTATTGAGGGTATTCCAACGGCAACAATTGTTCCATGGAGTTCCTCATCAGTGCCAACAGGTTTTTTAGAGTGTAATGGCGCTGCTGTATCAAGATCAACTTATTCTGCTTTATTTGCAGTTGTAGGGACTACATATGGAACAGGAGACGGGTCATCTACTTTTAATCTTCCTGATTTACAAGATAATGTAGCCATTGGAAAATCTCCTGGAAAAGCTTTAGCTTCTACGGGTGGAGCAAACACAGTTCAATCGACTGGAAACGTAGGTGGATCAACAGCGAATGCGACCTTATCAGAAGCACAACTTGCTTCACACGATCACCCATTTGAAGCAAGACAGAGAAACAACCCTAACCCTAACTTTTTATCGAGCAGTGGAGCGGGTTATCATACTCTTGGTGGCACTGCCACCACTGCAAACGCGGGATCAGGAAGTAGTCACTCTCACAACATGAGTGCTAATTTTACGGGGGACTCAACTTCTGTTTTACAACCGTATTTAACAGTGATATATATTATTAAAACTTAGGAGAAAAATTATGGCAGCTATAGGAAATTGGACAGTAGTGATGGATGATAAAAAAATTATTAAACAGTCAGGAGATGCAGCTGGTCCTTATGTTATAGACAACGATGAAGATTTTTGGAATCAATCTAAATTTTCAAATATTTGGGCAATTCAATATCAAACGAGTAATACTTCTGATGAGGTCGAGTACAGAGATACAACTCCTCACAGCTCTTATGATCCTGATACATTAGGTAATTTTCAAGATTTTATAGACAAATGGGACGCTGCACATTTATCTAAATTACAGTCTAATTGGGACGAAGATAATGTTGATGGAGAAACTGAACAGGAGAAAATTACTAGATTAGGAGCAAGACCCACTTCTTACTCTTCGTAATTTTTATATTATGTCAAATTATGAAGCTACTAAATATGATTATGACGGATCTAATATTACAGGTCTTGAACTAATACCAACGGCTACTATCGTGCCGTGGTCTAATTCTTCAGTGCCAAGTGGTTTTTTAGAATGTAATGGAGCAGCTGTTTCAAGATCAACTTACTCTGCATTATTTGCAGTTGTAGGCACAACTTATGGAACTGGCGATGGTTCGTCAACTTTTAATTTACCTGATCTTCAAGACAATGTGCCAGTTGGAAAATCACCATCAAAATCTTTAGCTTCTACAGGAGGAGCAAATACTGTTCAAACAACTGGAAATGTAGGTGGAGCGACAGCAAACGCTACTTTGTCAGAGGCACAACTTGCATCTCATGATCACCCAGTAGAAACAAGACAAAGAACTAATTCAAACCCTAATTTTTTATCAGGTAATAATGCTGGTTATCATACTCTTGGTGGTACCGCTACAACAGCTAATGCAGGTTCAGGTAGTAGTCACTCTCATAATATGAGTGCTAATTTTACAGGAGATTCAACTTCTGTTTTACAGCCATATTTAGCAGTAATATATATTATTAAAACTTAATATATTATTCTTCGTAATCCGTTACAAATAAAGTGGCTGTGTATCTTTTTACATCATCTTCTTTACGTGCGTGAGCAGAGTGGACCCAACTTGATGGAAATAAAACTGCTCTATTTTCTCTAAATCCAACGTGAATATCCAAAACAGATTTATCTTTTTCTTTATGATAAAAAACAGTTCCATTATTAACTGCAGTGCGCCCCTTTATCATAATTAATATATTTATCTTAGAGCCTGTGGGTACATCGTCATGTGGTATAAAAAAATCTAAATTTCTTAAATCAACACCAGAATCTTTGTAAGTTTCTTTTATTTTTATTTTAAATGTTTTTTCACATTGTTTTATAAAAGTTTTAAAAAGATTAGGATCTTGTGTTAAAACAAATCTGCTTCCGTAATGGTTTTCTTTAGTTTTTTCTGTGGTATCAGGTAGATATCTTGGTTCAAAACATAACTTAGTTGAAACATGATTTTGTATGTTTTTAAGTAAAACATCGTCAAAAAAATTGTCAATTATTTTTATCATGTAATTTTAAATAGGTTTTAAAGTCATCCAAGAAGTTAAAAGATATTTTTCATTGGATATTGGTGGGTTGCCTCTATGAAGATAAGGAAATCCAGCAGGCCAAATAACTATTCTTCCTTTTTTAGGTTTTACTCTTTTTGAAAAATGTAAAAATTCAGTTTCTCCTCCTTCTTTAACATCGTTTAAATACACTGACCATACAAAAGCTCTAGATTCCATTTCAAAACCTCTACTATGTTCTATGTGCCAAACATGATATCCTTGTGAGGGGAGAGTTTTTTGAATTTTCATAGATGAAAAATGAAAAGGCATATCTTCACCATAAGCAGATATTGCTCCTGTGTTTCGTAAATAATGTTTCCAAGCCATTTCAAAATTTACAATTAAAGTTTTTAAGTTGTCCCACCAAAACTCTATATTAGTGCCATTAGCAAAATACTGTTTATCTTGTTTTTTTAAAATAGATTGATTCTCTGACTGAACTCTATCTAATGTTTTACGAAATTTATTTTGTGTTTCAAAAAATTTAATAGCTTTGTCACATTCTTGTTTTGTAATAAAGTTATCATACACGCCAATAAAATTATCTATACCTACTACTTTTTTAGTCATTTGATTTTCTTCCTGTTGTTTTTAAAAAATTATCATAAGCATGGTCAGTGTTAGGACCATTTTTATTTACATAATGTAAAAATACTTGTGCCATCCCCTCACCCTCATAAGTGCCTGGTCTATGATGTTTTTGATCACAACCTGCGTATAACACTGCGTCTCCTTCTTCTAATTCAAAAGAAGTCCCTTCAACTACGATAGGCCACTCATCATATTTTTTTATGCAAGAAGTAATTGATATTTCACATGATGGTCTATCAGTGTGTTCAGATAAGGTTGCTCCAAAAATATAATATCTCCAATAAGCATATGTAGGAAATAATTTTAAATTAGATTCTACTTCAACTTTAGGTAATTTTATATCCAATAAAGAATTCATTAATGGGTCATTATACCATGACGGTGAGAATGATTGTGAATCTATTTTATAATCTTTATTTTGATCTACTTTATTATAACAATAATTTTGATACACTTTTAATTCATTTTTATCAAAAAAATTTTTAATTAATTTATAATTTATTGGAGCCATGCTACTACACTGTACCTCGTTCCTTCTGTGATTGGTGTTATGCCATGTGGATACATAAAATTACTTGGAAAAAATACAATAGATCCTTTTCCTAATTTTAATCTTTTGACCACATTATCTTTTTGATCTGTAAAAATTAAATCTCCTCCTTCATATTCATCATTTAAATTCATAATAATACTAAGATGTCTTGGTGAATTACTAAAGTGATCAGTATGTACTTCATATTTACCGCCAGGACTATATTTTAATAAATCTATTTGGTTC